GCCGAAGAAGAAATAACTTACAAGGCATTTTACGACCCTGCTGTTTATACTTACGTTGATTCTAACTCTACAGTTGAAGTCAATGTTAATGCAAATGCATCTTGGACCACAGCACCGTTAGGCCAATTATGGTGGGATCTAAGAACTGCTAAATTTTTAAATGTTTATGTAAACGATCCTGTATATCGTAATTCTAGTTGGAATTCATTGGCAGCTGGCGCTAGTATTGATATTTACGAATGGGTTTCTTATAATCAAATGCCTAGTGCATGGGATAAGATTGCAGATACTCCATTAGGTTTAGCAAGTGGCATTAGTGGAACTAGTTTATATGGTAATAATGCATATAGTTTCAGCCAAACATTTAATAGTGTTACAGGACAATTTACTAAAACTTATTATTTCTGGGTTAAGAATAAGAGATATATTCCAGATAACTCTGGCAGACATTTAGACGCATTAAATGTATCTAATCTTATAGCCAACCCTCGCGGGCAAGGATACACATATCTTGCACTAACTGGAACAAATAGTTTTAGTTTAGTTAATGCAAAACAATTCTTACAAGATACTAAAGTGGTGCTTAGTGTACATTATTGGTTGATTGAAAATACCGATCAGAATGTTCACAGACACTGGAAATTAATTAGCGACGATCCAAATACAAAAATTCCACCTAGCATTTTACAAAAATGGATCGATAGTTTGTGTGGAGTAGATGCTCAAGGTAGGATAGTTCCAGATCCAGCATTGCCAATTAAACTACGTTATGGTATTGAAAACCGACCACGACAAGGAATGTTTGTAAATCGTTTTGAGGCATTAAAAGAATTTGCTGATATAGCTAACAAAACACTCCTTGCAAATCAAATAGTTGAAAGTTGTGATTTATCTGCATTAGAAAGTTACGACCCTGTTCCAAATGCAATTTTAGGTATGTATGATGTTACATTTGCAATTGATGCAGATTTACCTTATGCAACTGTTGCAAATTATGCTGTTCCTTCCTTAACTCCTGTAATAGGAAATGGTAGAATTATCGGCGCAACAATCGTTTCTTCGGGTAAGGGTTATTTGCAAGCTCCTTATATTGAAGTTAACGGGTCGGGTACTGGTGCAGTAGTACAAAGTATTATTAATACTAAAGGACAGATTACTGGAGTTAAAGTTATATCTCCAGGAGTAGGATACGACAATGCCACAACATTCTCTGTTCGAAATTATAGTGCGTTGGTAACTAGCGATAGTCAGGCTGGTGGTAATTGGAGTATATATTCTTACGATCCAGTTTACAAAGTATGGAGCAGAACAGTTACACAATCATATGATGTAAGAAAATTCTGGAATTATGCCGACTGGTATGGATCGTATGTAGATCCTACTACTGGAAATACTGTTACAGCAACACAATTTACAGCTCCAGATTTTTCTGTTTCAACATTAGCAGATTTAAGCAGTATATCTGTTGCTATTGGAGAAATAGTTAAAGTACGTACTGTAGGCGCCGGCGGCTGGATTTTATTATACAAGTACGCTACTTCTACTAGTGTCGATTGGACACAGTCATATCATACAGTTGGTATTCAAAACGGTACTATACAATTAAGTCCTAGTTTGTACAATACGTCTGGAACAATATTAGGTTTTGATAATAGTACATACGATGCAGAAGGATTTGATCAATATGCCGCAGTAGAATTAAGAATTATTCTTAAAACATTGCAAAATAATATTTTTATAAACACACTTATAACATCTTACTTAGATATATTCTTTGACAGTATTCGTTACATACATAGCGAACAACCATACGTCGATTGGATCTTTAAAACTAGCTTTGTTAAAGCAGAGCACAATGTTGGTTCGTTAACCCAACCTGTAACTTATCAGCCCGATAATTTAAGTAATTTCCAGGATTATGTAAATGAAGTTAAACCTTATAGAACTAAGGTAAGAGAGTATGTTGATAATTATAAAAATTTAGATGTAGGTCAACTGCCAATAACCGATTTTGATTTACAACCTATTTACGAAAATAGTAAGATGACAGTGTTAAATGCTTACTATGAAAACGATCAAATTGTTACACCAGATTCAAATATACAAAATTATCCATGGAAATTTTGGTTAGACAATGTAGGGTTTACAGTTACAGAATTAATATTGACCAGCAACGGATCTGGTTATGTATCTAATCCTGTGGTAAAAATAACTAGTAGTTCAGGATCTGGAGCAACTGCTAGAGCATTTATCACTAACGGTTCTGTTAATAGAATTGTGTTACTAACACACGGAAGCGGATACTTATCTAAACCTACTGTAACTATTGAAGGCGGCCTTGGACCTCACGGAGTTGCGGCAACAGCCACATCAATTATAGGTAATAGTGTAGTAAGATCTACTCTACTTGGAATGAAGTTTGATAGAGTTGACAGCAGTTACTATATTACACAATTACAAAAAATAGAAACATTTACCGGAACAGCTAATCGAGTACAATTCCCACTCACATGGGGACCTGATGTTCGTGTTGGAAAAAGCACTGTTACCGTTAATGGAATACTTGCACTTAGAGATAGTTATGTACTGAGCATTGTTAGTTCAACAACAAAAGGATACACACAATATTCTGGAAATATAACATTTACTACAGCTCCAGCAGTCGGTGCAAAAATATCTGTTACATATATTGTTGATCAATCTTTATTAGGTGCTACCGATAGAATACAATATTATTATTCCCCAACCGCAGGTATGCCCGGCCAAGATTTGTCACAACTATTAACTGGCATAGACTATGGTGGAGTAATAGTTAATGGTATGAATTTTGTAGAATCTTCTGGTTGGGACAGTGTTCCTTATTATTCAACTGGTTGGGATGCTTCAGATTCAACTTATACAGATTATGCCATAGTAGTTAACGCAAACACACATGCATTTACATTACCATACACTCCAAGCGTTGGAACACAATTAAACATTTATAAAACACAAAGTTATACAAATAGTTACGTATCCAACGGCTCTACAAGTAGCTATCAATTTAATGTTACGGATTTACCTCCAGTAGTAACCGCATCTTGGACTACAGCAACAGCTGGCGTTTCAACAAATTTTGTTTCAATTAATACGCTTCCAGGCGGCCAATACGGTACAACATTAACAGTAATTAATACAGCAGGAATTACGGCTGGAATGGCAATTATTGGAACTGGTTTCACTCAAGGACAAATTGTTTCAACAGTTGTTAATGGCACGGTGTTAACTTTGAGTAATAGTCCAGATGCCGCTCCAGTTGGAACAATGACATTTACAAAAAATGTTATAAGCAGTTCTACTCTCACAGTTACCAATTCGTCAGGAATAAAAGCAGGAGATATTATAACTGGCGGAAATGGTGCGTTTGTTAGCGGAACAACAGTAGTTAGTGTTTTAAACAGTACTACAGTTACTCTAAACCACATGCTATATAAGATAATTCCGAATGGAACTAGTGTAACATTTACTAGAACATTAACATTATCTATAGATTATATTATACCTATTGCTGGCACACTTAAATTAATTAATTTTAAAAATAGCAATATTATTTCAAATACAACGGTACATGTTACTGGTGTATTGAATCCATTAAGATTAGATGATCTTAATTATAATATTTCTTCTTACATTACGCAATTGATTAATGCAATAGCATATGACACTGTATTTGGAAGTAATTTACAAAGTATACAAGTAGGTAATGCAATATTGTTGGCAGTAACTAGCAACAGTTACAAACCCTCAGAAGCAATTCTTTCAATTAATAATGTTATTAAAACTATTACTAATTTATCGTCGATAAAATCTAATAGTACAGCAGTTTCTACAATAAACACTTATGCTGGTATTATTACATCGATTGTTAATGGCGGAATAGTTCCTACTTTTGTATATCCGTCTCCTTACGGAACTCCTACAGTAATTTCTTACAATGTACCAAATATTCAGACAGTGGACTTTTATCATGTTTATATTCCTGTAACATCTGTTAGCAGTACTCCTGTTACAACAGGGTGGACTGTTACTGGCCCAGGAATAACAGGAGTAGCAACAGTAATAACTGTTGAAGTGATACCGTCTAACGGATTGATTGCGGCAAAAGTTGATTTAAGAGTTGCAGAATTTATTGAAAATGGAATATATACCTTCCAAACTCCTAACGGAGGAATTACTAATGCCGCTATCTTACTAAATGATAATATTCCATTTATTCAAGCAGAGATGATTGCATATATTACAGCAAATTATCCAAGTGTAACTTATAATACAAATCTGTTCCAAACACAGATACAATATACAGTTGAGTCGTTGGTATATGATGTACTATACGGTGGAAATAGTCAGACGTTATACACAGCCACGTTAGCTCCTGCAATAGGATTTACTTCTAATCCATCTAACTGGACTGCTTACTGGACAGACGTATACTCTTATTTGAACAGCTTGGTGCAAAGTATTATTTTGAATACTGTAGTTACTCCTTTACAAACTGCATTTTTCCAATACACTAATAGTAATTTGGTTCATGGTGGAATTACAAGTACTACCGTTTCTAATAATATTGCATCTATAGTAAAATATTTGACAAATGTAACAGTTACAACAGTAACTCCTACAGTTACGTTAGGTGTATCTACATTACAGTCGACAGCCAACACTATACTTGCGGCAAAGTCTACATTAATTCCTGTTTATAATTCTACAGCAGTAGTTAATACATTCTTAGCAGATGGTATCAATAATACATTCTACATTCCAAATACATATACTGTAATCGACGGTGATGAATTTATTATAAGACAAACTACTAGTGATGGATCAATTGTTCCTCCAGAGTCGGATTATGATACAGCATTAACTGGCGGCGATACTACTAGCTTAAATGGCGTTTATTCAACTGCTACTGGTTTGTTAGCAGATGACATAATTGTTGACGGAGATGATTTTGTTACTCCAGATACTAGCGGCGCACCTGAAGAAGTTGTTCCAGGACAAGTTGTTGATACTGTGGCTATTAAGGTGTTTAATATTCCAAATTCTGGATCTGCAAAAATTCATGTTGACAACTATATCACCGACGGAACTACCTCAACTTATGCGTTAAGTCAAGTGCCAAATAGTCCAGGTGCTGTTATTGTAAAACTTAACGGAAATATTAAAACTTTAAATGTTGATTATGTTGTAAATTACAATACACAATCAAATAAACAAACAGTTGTTTTAAATGCGGTACCTGGTGCAAATCAACAGTTAAGTTTGTTTACTATTGGATATAATGGTAATAATATTCTTGGTATTGATTATTTTATTGGCGACGGTTCAACAACAGAATTTGTCACTAATATCAAGTGGCAATCTCCGGCTACTAGTTTAGTTTATGTAAACGGTGTTGTTGCAACTCCTGTATTATTTAGAACAGACTCTACTTACTCTGTAGTGGATGTCATTGGATTACGATTTGCAGTTCCGCCAACATCTGGGCAGGTAATCAACTACATTATTGTTAGTGGAACCCAACAGGAATTTTCAATTGCTAGTGTAGAAACTATTGCAACTAATGGTTCTCTATCTTACACATTGAAAAATCAAATAGGAAATTCATTACCAAGCGAATCTAATATGTTAGTTAGAGTTGACCAAACTATACTACAAGCTCCTAACAATAGTTATTTTACGATTGGTAATAATAGATTAAATTATTCTATAGATTCTACTAAATTTACCCCTTACACCGTACCTATCACCAGTATTTTTGTAATTGTTGGCAACGTTACATTATCCTTAGGTACTGATTATACAGTAGATCTTAGCGGAATTACTATTAAAATTAATAAACAAGTTTATTCTAAGTACAAAGGCCAAACATTAATTGTTAGCGTAACTTTAGGAGAAACATATACATATAATCCTAGTACACAACAAATAACATTTACTACAGCATACGATAATACACACTTAGTACAAGTTGTTAGTTTCTATCAACATGATATTTTAGACATTGAGAGAACCGAAATTAATGTTAGCAATAATGCAAATTTAGTAGTCAACACTCCTTCGTATTTTGAATATCAAAATATAACTGGTAAAATTGTTCCGTTGGATCGATATGTTATTGATCAAAACTATGTATGGGCAACTCTTAGCGGAACATTATTAACACCTAGTGTTGATTATAAATTAAATGCCGATCATTTAAGTTTAACATTATCCAATTCTTTAATTATCGATTCTACTACAGTATTATCTATAATTACATTTGGTAGTACTACACTATTACCAGGAGTTGCATATATGCAATTCAAGGATATGTTAAATCGAGTTTCATACAAGCGATTGAGTTCTAATAAACAAACTACATTGGCTCACGATTTATTATGGAGTGACACACAGATAGTAGTTACAGATGCTAGTAAACTTGACTTACCGAACCCGGCTAGATCCAAACCCGGCGTAATTGAAATAGTAGGAGAACGCATTGAATATTATCAAGTATCTGGAAATACTTTGAGCCAACTAAGAAGATCCACATTAGGTACTGGCATGCGCACGTTCTATATTGCCGGATCGTTTGTACAAGATATTGGAACAAGTTCTACAATTCCATATGTTGATACACAATTGACAAACCAATTTATTAGCGATGGAACAAGTGTTATTAGTTTACCGTTCATACCATCGTCGGTTAATGATGTAGAAGTATTTGTTGGAGGGTATAATGATGGTGCAGAATGGGCTAGCGGAGTTTCTTACTCTGTAGGAACTATTGTAAACCAAGGACCTTATACATACAGATGTACTGTAGCTCACACAAGTACCGATACATTCTTTAATGACATTACTAATTGGAAATTCTTCATAGGAAATACAAGATTGAAGAAAGTTGGATATACCGTATTCAACATAAACAATGCTCCGTATAGTCCTGCGGGAGATGTTAAATTTGATCCTGATTTTACTATTCCTAGTGTAAAATATAGTTCTGCTAAAACATGGACATCTAATACAGTTGTTCAACTTAACCAGTATATTTTATATAATAATAACTATTATCAAGTTACAAATGGCGGCACCTTTAGTGGAAATTTAACTGGCAACAATACAACAATTACAAATATTAGTAGTGTTGCAGGACTCGGTGTTGGCGACTTAGTATTTGGAACAGGCATAGTTACCGGCACTATTATTTCTGCAATAAGTACTCATAGTATTACTATAAGCAATCCAGCTAAATCTACAATTGTAAATAATACATTAACCTATTCTAAGTCAACTAGTACAATTGCTCCAACGCATACAACTGGTTCTGCGTTAAATGGGTCTGCAAATTTATTGTTTATAGTAAATGCGGCGTCTTTAATTCTAACAAACTTGTTAACACCTGGAACACAAATTACAGTTATTAAAAATACAGGTGTTGCTTGGGACGGAAATAAAAATAATCAATCTCAAATTGATATATTATACGATCCAGGAGTAGTTGGAGAATTTTTACGTGCGGAACCCGGAATTTCATACAACGAATATAATAAATTAGGTACTAACCAAGTATCGAATACATCGGCAGTAACATTTGACAACGGCAATGGCACGTTTGATAGTGGCAACATAACATTTGATAGAGGATAATCAAGATATGGCACAGCAGTTATTAAATTTAGGAACGGCATTAGATGACGGTACCGGGGACAATCTCCGTACTGGCGGCCAAAAGATAAATGCAAATTTTACCGAGTTATACTCGTCAGTTGTTCCTCCACAAGGTGGAAATAGTGGATTTATATTATCCACCAACGGATCAGTACTACTATGGCAACCAGCTTCTGCTGTACTTAACTACACTATACCTGTAGCAAGCACAAGCACATTAGGCGGTGTTAAAGTTGACGGAGTTACAATTACTACATCATCTGGCGTTATTAGTGCAAGAACTTACACGTTGCCAACAGCAACTACAAGCACCTTGGGCGGCGTTAAAGTCGATGGATCAACAATTACAATCAATAACGGGGTCATTACCAGTACTGGCGGATATTCATTACCAACAGCAACTACAAGCACCTTGGGCGGCGTTAAGATTGACGGCACAACTATTACTATTAATAACGGAGTTATTACCGCAATCAATCAAGGCGGCAATTCTTATATCTTGCCAACAGCAAGTTCTAGTACACTTGGTGGTGTTAAAATAGATAATTCAAGTATTACGATTAACGGTAGCGGACAAATCCAATACTTATTGCCAACAGCAACTACAAGTATCCTCGGTGGTGTTAAAGTAGACGGTACAACTATTACTATCAATAATGGAGTTATTAGCGGATATACTGGATATTCTTTACCAACAGCAAGTTCCGGTACATTAGGTGGTGTTAAAATAGATAATTCAAGTATTACGATTAACGGTAGCGGCCAAATCCAATACCTATTGCCAACAGCAAGTGCTAATACATTAGGTGGAGTTAAAATAGATGGTTCAACTATAACAATTAGCAACGGAATTATTAGCTCTATAACTCCAGTTGCAAGTACTACCGTATTAGGCGGTGTCAAAGTTGATGGTACAACAATTACAGTTAACGGTAGCGGAGTAATTAGTAACGTTACCAATTACACTTTGCCAACTGCAACCGTTGGTACAATTTCAACAGGAACACTTGGCGGTGTCAAAGTTGATGGCTCAACGATTACAATTACCAATGGTGTAATTTCAGCTAGCCCAGCCAGCTTGCCAGGCAGAACCGCAGTTGCAACTACTACGGCTAGTTTATCTAACGGCACTAGTGCAACAGCTACAGTAACAGCCGCAAAAGGTTATGTATTATATAGTATCCAAGTTAGTGCTGGAGCGTGGGTAACAGTGTATACTAGCTCAACTGCACAATCTAATGACAGTAGCAGAAGCATTACAACAGACCCGACACCAGGTAGCGGTGTGGTAGCAGAAGCAATAACAACAACCGCTACCACAACATATTTTACTCCAGCAGTATTTGGATATAATGCAGACGGTACTCCAAGTACAAACATGTACTTGAAGGTTTATAACAATAGCGGTTCTTCTGCAGCCATTACAGTGACAATAACATATCTAAAATTGGAAGTTTAATATGGATTATACACAACCATTTCAAATTAGCATATACCTTAATAACGACACCCATGATAATGGGATGACATTAAAAGAATATGCCGATGCGGTACTAGCTGGGACTCATCCAATATTGGATCACGGCGGACTAGACTACCAGTTTGGTGCAACAGATACCGATATGGCACTAGTGTCTAACTGGGCAACTAAAAATAATCTTGAAATTGTGTTGGCAGAATCTGCAATAGCAACTATAAAAGTTAAAGGCACAATAGGACAACTTGGCGATCTATTTAAAGTTATCCTTAAAGAAGTAACAGAAGATGATAGAACTTATATAACCCATGATAACCCAGTGGTCATACCTACAGAAATTGCATCGGCAGTTCGAGATGTGGGCGGATTTGATCAAAGTTTTTTTGCAAAAAGACATATTATTATTGCAGATAATGTTGCAGATCCTGAATTAGGATCTTCTTACGGATCTAGCGTAGTAACACCGGTTCAAATGGCAACAGCATATAATGTACCAGCAGGCAACGGTTACGGCGGCTGCATTGGGATTTTTGAATTAAGTTTAAATTTGGTTAGTGTATATGATTATAGAGAAGGTTGGCAACAACCCGACGTGACTGCTAGTTTTAGTCGTATAGGACTTACCGCTCCTACAGTCGTAACTGTAAATACTGATAGTGCTTATTTTCATTCTAACAGTACCGTAGAAACAATGTTAGATATTTACTGCGCTGGTGCTGTTGCACCTAAAGCAAAGATAGCTTATTATATTGCTCCTAATGGCGGAACAGCTAATATTAATGATAATATAAATGCCGCAGTTAACGATACAACAAATAATCCTAGCGTATTAAGTATAAGTTGGGGATTAGGAGACGGCACCCAATATGACACTGCTTTGCAAGCCGCAATCGTAAAAGGAATAACAGTTTTTGTAAGTTCTGGCGATTCAGGGGCAGTTAATTTGAGTATGTCTTCTACGGTTTGTAGTCAATATATGGTATCTGCTGGAGGTACTAACGTAACTCTTAACGGATCTAATCAACTTGTTGCCGAAGTAGGTTGGGGAAATTCTACAGGTACAGGCACTAGCGGTTCCGGCGGCGGCATGAGTGCAACTATTGCAGTTCCTAGTTGGCAAACTGGTTTAACATATACTACTACAACAGGTGGCAATGCTACAGGATTAGGATCTCCAACAGCTTTGACTCGCAGAGGTGTTCCGGATTGGAGTGCTCCTGCAGATCCTGCTACGGGATATACATTTTATTATAATGGAACTAGTGGTGCGCAAGGAACATTGATTAACGGGGTAGGCGGCACCAGTGCGTCTGCTCCTTTACTAGCAGGTATGTGGGTAAGATTAAATCAATTATTAGGCAAAAGAATTCCGTTTAATATGTCTACATTTTATTCAAATAGTTCTGCGTTATTCAATGACGTGTCTACTGGGAATAACAGGGCCGGATATACTACTGGTTACGCTTGTACTTCTGGATGGGACGCTGTTACTGGTTTAGGTAGCCCAAAAGCCGACCAAATATACAAATATTTTCATACTGGACACACATTTCCTAAACAAAATTACGGATTTAGACCTACATCCGGTGTAACATATCCAAGAAAAACAACAGGTGCAAGGTAGATTAAACTAGCACATTTTATACATTGATAAATATTAGATAAAGAGAGTTAACTATGCAGACCAAAGATCAAACAGGAATCCACATAGAAGGGCATATTAAAATATATGACCCTGTTTCTAAGGAAGTTTATATTAATAAACGCAACGCCATTCATTATGAAAACATGAGTGTTGCTATTGCAAAAAGTCTAGCAGATAGTGGAAGTGGATTTGTATATCAAATGGCATTTGGTAACGGTGGAACTAGCATCGATCCTACCGGAATTATTACGTACCTTACTCCAAATACTTCAGGTACAAATGCTAGTCTTTATAATGAAACTTTTGCTAAAGTAGTTAACCAAGCATCTGCTAACAATCTAGATCCTACTCGAAATTTTATCGAAACTCGTCATACTACTGGTACAAACTACACAGATGTTTTTGTTACTTGTTTGTTAGATTACGGCGAGCCAAGCGGACAAAGTGCATACGACATCGAAGCTAATGGTAATAGTGCGTATGTATTTGATGAATTAGGATTACAAAGCTATAATTTAGATGGTTCTACTACTTTGTTAACACATGTTATATTCCATCCGGTGTTAAAAAGTTTAAATCGTTTGATTCAGATTGATTATACCGTACGCATACAAAGTTTGACTGGTTTGGTAGGAGTATAATAAATGTCTTATACTATATCTTTTACAGAATCTAATAATCCAGATAAACAACCTATTACGGTTCAAGACGGTACTGTAAATAACACTACCAGTTTGCAGTATGTAGGAAAAAACTATTCTGGTTACGCTCCTATTATTGCAGGAGATTTTTTACACTTATTAGAAAATTTTGCTAATAGTACTGCTCCTGCAAATCCTGTGCAAGGACAATTATGGTTTGACAATTCTACAGGAATTAATTTATTATATGCTTACGATGGAACTACATGGAATCCTGTAGGAAGCGTTAAAAAATCTGGGACTGCTCCAACTAATCCTGTATCTGGCGACTTGTGGGTTGATACTATTAATAGTCAGCTATATTTGTATTCAGGATCGTCATTTGTATTAGTTGGTCCGCAATTTAGTTCTGGTTTACAATCTGGTCCTATCGTCGAAACTATAATTGATACAAACAATGTAACCCATATTGTAACAACTGTATACGCAACTAGCGCAAGCACTACTACAACTAGTTACCGAATGGTAATTATTAGTAAAGATGCATTTACTCCAAAATCTGCCATACTAGGTTTTACTGCAATTAATCAGGGTATTAATTTAAGTTCGGTTGATTCAACAAATACATCGAGCTTATCGAGAATTTGGGGGACTGCACAACAAGCAGATGCGCTATTAGTGGGATCAGGTACTACAGCAACAACAGTACCTGCTTCAAACTTCTTAAGAAGCGATGTAACTAATATTTCTAATTTTCCAATTAACGTCAGAAATGACGGTGGAATTACAGTAGGTTCTGGATTAGGATTTAACATTGGTGTTAATGGTACAACAACTGTACTATATTCTAAAAATAGTGGTAATTCTGTAGAATTTTCTACAAATAATAACGGTTCTGTTATTACAAGTATGCATCTTAATGCAAATGCAAGACTTGGAATTGGTACTAATAATGCAAATCCTCAATCGACATTAGATGTTATTGGCGGTATAACTGTTAGTAATGATTTAACCAATGCAATTCCAGGAAGAATTGTTGTTAGCGGAACGGCAGATGTTAACGATACTAGCACAACTGCGGACGATCCAGGGGGTGCAAGCATACAAACCCTTGGCGGGTTAAGTGTTGCAAAACAATCTATCTTAGGAGATGATGTTACATTTAATGGCCAACTATTTCTTAATTATAATGATAGTAACGGCAATCCGGTAGCTAAAACATTAATAGAACCAGCAAGTGACGCCGCCGCTGGGTTGTATGATATTGGATCATCGACAAGACCGTTTAGAAACATTTATGCCAATGCGTTTGTTGGAAATTTTTCTGGAACATTTTCTGGAACAGTTACTGGTAGTGTATCTGGATCTGCGGCAAAATTACAATCTGCTACAACGTTTTCCTTAACAGGCGATGTAACTAGCACATCGGTAGTGTTTAACGGACAAACACAAACAGGATCTGCAATATTTACTACTAGTATTAGCCCAAGTATTATTACAGAAAAACCATCCGCAACAGATTCTGCCTTAAACGATCAAATATTTGTTTTTCAAGCTAGTTCTAACCAACTAGTAAGTATGACAAAGCAAGTATTACTAAATCATGTAGCAACTGTACCTATCGGTTCAATATTTCCTTTTGCAGGCATTGCTTCAAACCTGCCAGATGGGTACTTATTATGTGATGGTAGCGAAGTTCAAATTAGCAAATATCCATCGTTGTTTGCAGTTTTAGAGTACACTTATAAGGCAGCTTCTTTACTAGTAGGTTTGAACACATTTGCTTTGCCGGACTTAAGAGGAAGATTTCCATTAGGTGCAGATAATATGAATAATAACTTAACAGTTCCTTCAAAATTATCTGCTTCTACTTTAATTTCTGCAGGCGGCGGCTCTGCTAATCGTGTGGCAGATGTAACCGCAGATAATGTAGGGACCGGCGGCGGCAACCAAACAGTTACATTATCTTCAACTAACTTGCCAGATCATAAACATAGTCTTAACGATGGATTCCAACAATTTTATGCTGTTGGAGCACCCAACCCTCAAGTTAACGCTCAAACTGAAGGCCAACTTACTGACATCACTCCAGGGTATGGGTTGGCAGCAACAACACAAACAGGACAAGGGTATGGATTACAAGATAGCGGTAGTGTTAGTGTGCCAACAACTGCACAATCGACGCCAGTTACTGTAATGAATCCTTATCAAACTATAAATTACATAATTTTTACTGGTGTCATATAATGAGTTATACGATAAATTTAACAGACGGTACGCAATTAACTCAAATTGTTGATGGTACTATAGATCAAACAACAACCGATCTAACCTTGATAGGGAAGAATTCCACAGGTTATGGCATTTATATGAATGATAATTTTGTATATTTGCTAGAAAATTTTGCTAATACAACCCAACCTCCTAATGCTTTAACCGGACAAGTTTGGTATGATACTACTCAAAATACGCTAAAAGTATACAACGGATCTAATTTTCAAAATATCGGTGGAGCCCAAGTTGCTCCAACAATTCCTAGTAGCATTTCAACTGGAGATTTTTGGATCGATAGTACAAATGCTCAACTATATTTTAATGATGGAATTTCTAATGTACTTGCAGGACCGATATATTCTAGCAGTCAAGGAGTAAGTGGCTTCCAAGTTGAAACAATTCTTGATTCAAATAACTTGCCTCATACTGTAGTTTATTTGTATGTATCGGGTAATCTTTTAGGATTGTTTAGTTCTAGTGCATTTACTCCTGCTTCTAACATTAGCGGGTTTTCCGGAAATATTAATATAGGGTTTAATGTTGGTAGTTTATCTGGAGTTACGTTTAATGCTCCTGTGATTACAGCTAGCAAACTTTTAGGCTCGGACAATATTACACTTTATACCCCTGATAGTTTTGTTCCAATTAACGGCAGTTCTTCGATTAATGGCACATTAACTATAACAAACTCTACTCCGTTAGTATTAGGAGCAAATAGTAGTAACGAAATAACTGTTAGCCCTTCCTTATTTCAAATCCAGTCCAATACAGCAAACCAAAATTTTCAAATTAGCACATGGAATGGTTCGGTATTATCGCCTGCAATTTATATAAATGCTAGCGGTAAATTTGTAGGAATGTTTAACAATAATCCTCAAACAACTTTAGATGTAAATGGTACTTTTAGAATAAGTACCGCAACTCCTGCAAGCAGTTCATCATCGGGCGTAGTAGGACAAATTGCATGGGATTCTGGCTATGTTTACGTTTGTGTAGCAACAAATACTTGGAAAAGAGCGGCCCTGGCTACATGGTAATAAGAGCCAAAATAATGATAAATACTCAAGAATAAGGAAACAGGAGCAATGGCATATACAATTAATCACTATAATGGATCCTCGCTGGTAACAGTCTCAGATGGAACCGTTGATACCTCTACAGATTTAACTCTGGTAGGTAAAAATTATGCAGGATACGGACAAATTCAGAATGAGAATTTTGTCTACTTATTGGAAAATTTTGCTAATAGTACTGCTCCTGCTAGCCCTGTTAAAGGCCAAATCTGGTTTGACAGCGGCACTAAAAAATTAAAATTCTGGGACGGCAATAGTTTTCGGACTACCGGCGGCGCAGAAATCGGTACTACTGCACCAACAGGGTTAACACAGGGCGATTTTTGGTTTGATACTGCTACTAACCAGTTGTTTGCATGGACAGGATCTAGATATGTATTAGTTGGACCGCAAGCAGTTGCAGGTTCGGGCGATACGGAGATGTTAAGTACAAGTGTAAAAGATACAAACGGACAAAGTCATACAGTTATTGAAGCTATTGACAATGGACAAGTTATTTTTATCATTAGTGCAGATAGTGCTTTTACATTAGATACTACAATAAATCCAATCACAGGATTTACAACAGTTCAACAAGGTGTAACATTAGCATATACTAACAATAGTGCCGCTCCTGGTGTAACACAAAGTTCCCACAGATTTTATGGCACTGCGACTAACGCAGAACAACTTGGCGGCCAACCTGCAAGTAGCTATATTACTGCTGGAAGTGCTGGATTTAGTACAATAGTTAATTTTGCCGATGTAGGCTATACTGTTGGAAATCCAGTTTCTCGTTTACGTGTTTTTAATAATAATGCAACAACTCCAACTATTCAAAATCAAAGCAACAACACTATTGTTTTCCAAACAACTGTCGGCTCGAATTTAGTTACACCGTTACAATTAGTAGGCACAGATGTACTACCGGGAATTACTACATTAAGCAATTTGGGTAATTCTAGTTATCAATGGTCTAGTGTATGGGCTACAACATTTAACGGAAATGCCACTACAGCTTCTGCATTATTGTATAATAGTGTTACAGCAACTCCAAGTGCCGCAGCCAGTCCACTAACAGTTGTTATACGAGATGGCAGCGGTAATATTAATGCTAGTATATTCAACGGAGCAAGTACACAAAGTTATTATGCTGACTTGGCAGAAAAATATCTACCAGACCCAAATTTTACATACACACCGGGGACAGTAATGAAAGTTGGCGGCTCTGCAGAAGTTTGTGCTAGCGGCACTGGAGATAAAGCAATTGGCGCAATTAGTACACAACCTGGTTATATGATGAATTCAGAATTATCCGGTGGAGTATATGTTGCACTTAAAGGACGTATTCCAGTAAGAGTAGTCGGCGGATGTACTAAAGGCGACATGATAGCTCCATACGGTGATGGAACTGCCGCAAGTATTCCTGGGTTTTTAAACGGCGACTCTACTAATAATATTTGTTTTGCTGTTGCATTAGAAGATTGTACTAGTGCAGACGAAACACTTGTCGAATGTGTAATACTTTAAAAAGAAGTAAAAAAGGATAAAAAATGGCTGGAGTAGGAACCAAGATTACCGCGTCGGACTTTAATCAAATACAAGGCATTGTTGCGACTGTATTAGGTACTGGTTCTGGTACATTAGGATACGGGCAAACAGTTAGAAGTAGTAATTATATACCATCAACTGGTAGCCCAATTTTGGCAATTGGTTGGCAAGCATTGTATCAAGATTTAATTTCTTGTCGCCAACATCAAACTGGTAATAATGAAAGTGGCAACTTACCAACAGTTACCAATAGCACTCTTGTAACAGAAGCTATTCGATTAGCATATTATAATTTTGCAAATACTGTTCAATCAAGTGCATTAGCAGTTTCGGCTACACAACAGTCTTCTATTAACTTTGTCTCGGCTACTAGATCGACATCATGGAGTAATACTACCCTTACCCATACTGTTACACTAAGTTTTGCTAATGCCAATTATGCAAGATATTATTTTAATACTGGTGGAAATGTTCAATTTTTAGCAACGTTGACTGGTTATCCTGGATCGGGTGCCAACGCCGCGTTGGATCAAGATTGGGATCAACAAGTGTTCCAAAAAATGGGTATAATTTCTATGAATTATAATAGCACTACCCAAGTTGCAGGATCTGCCACATATCCAACAGCCGGCTCGACACCTTCTGGTACTCCAGCAAGCAGTATTGGATTTTATCAACTAACTACTAGTAACCAGTTAATTTTTACAAAAACAGCAAGTTCGTATTCTGGAAACCAGTATCGTATATATGCCAGAGTAGATTCTGCTGGTTCTCCAACAGCTATTACATTTACAATACAATATGTAGATCCATCTGCAGGTCCAGGCGGCAACATATATGAATCTGTATTAGGTACATTAACAAGTACTGTACAGGGAAATTATGCTTCTGGATCAAACGTTTCTGTGTCTAGTTCAAATACACAGAATTTAGATTACCGCCCAACTGTAACTAGTTCAGGACCTTAATACTCTAACTACTTGACAAGATAATTAAAGTAGTATATTATCGTATACTACGGAGTTATCTATGGATGAGAAAATCGAAAAAGCCTTTGCTACTGCCAATTTTATGGCAACGCTGTCCAATCAACGACGAATAATTTTAGAAGAATTTAATCAAAAATTAATTTACTATGTTGCTGGCGCAACATTTAAAATTACACCTCAATTAATTACTTTTGTAAAAATGTTGTCAGAAAGATCGGGCGATGTAATACTAGTTGATTCAAATAATCTTCCAGTTAAGATCGAAAATCCACAACAATTCTTAGGCGATATAATGGCAGTATATGATTCTGCCGCCACAGAATATCATCAAAAATATTCTAGTATAAAGACTAAAAGAAAAATTGCTGATATAATTGAGCTATGACAACAGGCGCAGTAATTTTTGCACAAAATAATTCAGGCGTCGATTATGTAAAACTGGCGGTCTTTGCTGCCTCTAAAATTAAACAATATTTAACTATTCCGGTTAGCATAATAACCGATAGCAGAGGCTGGTTAGAGACTAGTACACCGGATCATCCGTTCGACCAAATTATAGATATAGAATTTGATTCTGTTGTTGAATTTAAAAAAATTAAACAGATTAAAAAGTTTTATGACGGCTCTATTTCTAATAAAAATTTAGAATGGAAAAATGAGGATCGTACAAATGTGTATAAATTATCGCCGTACGATAAGACACTGGTTATTGATAGTGATTATATTTTAAATTCTAATATTCTAAGTTCTGCATTAGAGTCAGATTACGATTTTCAAATTTATCGTAATAGTTTAGATTTAGCAGGATGGAGGGATACTGCCGAGTTTACACGTATTAATCAATATAGTATTCCATTTTATTGGGCAACTGTATTTGTTTTTAAAAAAAATCCAGTAACAGAAAGTTTTTTTAATTTAATAAGTTATATAAAAGATAATTGGGAATATTTTAAATTATTATATTCTGTTAATTCACAAGTATATCGCAATGATCTTGCATTTAGTATTGCTATTCATATTATGAATGGAAAAACAGAAGGAATTTTTGCAGTAGAGCTTCCGGGAAAAATGTCTTATATTTTAGATAGAGATATTTTAATAGGAACCGACGGCGACAAGATGAAATTTTTAGTAGAAAAAGAAAAATATCTCGGAGAATATACTCTAGTAAAAACTACAGGCATTGATGTCCATGTTATGAATAAAGCCAGTCTTAGTCGTTATATAAATGGAGGTTCTGGTGTATAGAGGATTTTTAGTCTACGCTCAAAATACAGACACAGTTGATTATGTTCAACAGGCATACGCATTGGCATTAAGTATAAAATACAGCCAAATCGAAATTAAAAATATATCAATAGTTACTAATGATTCAATACCAGAGAATTATAAATCTGTATTTGATCAAATAATACCAATTCCTTATTTTAATGACACAGTAAATAGTTTTCTTAAAACAGAACATAGATACCAACTATATAGTGCAACTCCATACGAAGAAACAATTGTATTAGATAGTGATATGTTAGTATTAGAGGATCTAACTAGTTGGTGGAATTACTGTAGTAATTATGATGTTAAATTTTGCAATAAAATTTTGAATTATAAATTAGAATATGTTTTAGAAGATACTGTACACCGACAGACATTTATAGCTAATAAATTATCTAGTCCTTATTATGCTTTACATTATTTTAAAAAATCTAATTTTGCAAAAGATTTTTATAAAGTATTAGAATTTGTGTGTAATAACTGGGAACAATGCTGGACTATATTTGCACCTGAAAAATATCAAGATTGGCCCAGTATGGATTTAGCAACAGCAATTGCAATAGAAATTACCGGATCTCACGAACACATATTTGATGTTAATAATCCTATGGAGTTTGTACATATGAAATCTCCTATACAAGGCTGGGAAACAGCACCAGAAAAATGGTCCGATAATGTATCTACGATTATTACTTCTAAAGGGCAGTTGTTAGTAGGCAATATTAAACAACCCAGAGTGTTTCATTATGTGGACAAGGATTTCTTAACGGAATCTATGTTATTAAAACTAGAGGAATTATCAAATGGATCCTGAAGATATCGATTTCATCCCTCCACCGCCTCCTCCGGTAAACAGCGATAAATTTTACGCACATTACGATAATGATACTAAGAAAATATTATCAATATCTAATGAAAAATTACCCACAGATTTATTCTCTATAGAAATACTATACGAATATTATGAAAAAGTAATGACAGGGAAGAAACGTTTTAGTGATTATGTAATAGATACAGACGTTGATGGTAATATTATATTTTATGAAATATCTGTAGAATCTTTAATTAAAAAGTCTCAAAATATTTTTAGTGTCGTTAAACAAAGTGTACCGACGGATATCGAAATTTATTGGAATGGTAATAGTTCGCAATGGGATATAATTTCAAATAAAGCAGGGTTAACAGATACAATTCTATTTTTTATTACATCTAATGATGATCCTAATTTTTTAATTAGAAGTATAATGTTTGATTTAAAAAATCAAAAAAAACATGTTGTGTTCGAACACCCGCTAGAACAGCATATTGAAAATCTTTCAATATTTTCTAATTCGCCATTAACACAATCTTTAAGGATACAAGAAGAAATAAATGAGTAAAATAATAAAAGTAATTGAACAAGATATTATCTATCTTAGTTATGACGAGCCAAATGCCGAAAAGAATTATGCAGATTTGTTAACTAAAGTTCCTTGGGCAAAGCGTGTACACGGAGTTAAAGGCAGTGATGCCGCACATAAAGCCTGTGCCGCCCAATGCGAAACAGAATACTTTGTTACAGTAGACGGTGATAATATTATAGATCCTAAGTTTTTAGAAGTTGAAATAGATTTAAATAAACTAGAACTTACACCTAACCATGTTTTTAGCTGGTGTGGCAATGTACATGTTAACGGATTGATGTACGGCAACGGTGGTTTAAAAATGTGGACTCCTGCGTTTGTCAACAATATGCGCACCCATGAAAATAGCGAGCCGACAGATGTAAAAGGATTAGTAGAGTTTTGTTTTGACGACTACTATTATCAGTTTACAGAAAACTACAGCGAGAGTTTTACCAATGCCACACCATTCCAGGCATGGAGGGCGGGATTCCGTGAAGGTGTAAAGATGAGTTTAGATCAAGGTGCAAAAGCCCCAGACCTTAAAACTATACATTGGCAAAATTATAATAGACTATTAGTTTGGTGTAGTGTTGGCGCAGACGTTGAAAATGGTATGTGGAGTATATTAGGTGCAAGAGAAGGCGCTTATCTTACTAATTGCACAGATTGGGATTATTCAAATGTTCGTGATTTTGATTACCTAACAAAACGATGGGAAGAACAGCATGAACTATTGACACCTGAAGGTGCCGCGGCATTAATTAATCAACTGGGTAAAGATCTAATGCAGAAATGTAATTTAGAAATTGCCAATTTAGATCCAGCTGGTAGTAAATTTTTAAAAACAGTTTACACAAATGCTCCTCGGAGATTTAAAAGAAATGTATGATATTGTTTTTATATCCTACAACGAGCCGTCGGCAACTGTAAATTTTTTAGAATTGATAGGAAATCCTGCTCTTGAGAATCGTAATATTTTACGAATTCATGGCATAAAAGGAATACAACAAGCTCATTTAGAAGCGGCAAAACAAGTTACTACTACTATGTTTTATGTAGTAGATGCCGATGCAAAAATTGTGCCAAGTTTTAAATTTGATATCAAATTAGATCCTAGCGAAGAAGACATAGTGCATGTATGGCACAGCCGTAATCCGGTTAATGGTTTAGAATACGGCTATGGTGGAGTTAAGTTACTACCTAGAGAACTTACACTAAACATGGATATTCGAAACCCAGACATGACTACTAGTATATCTAACAGATTTAAAATTATTCCAAAAGTAAGCAATATTACAGCATTTAACACAGACAAAATGAGTACATGGCGTAGCGCATTTAGGGAATGTGCAAAATTAGCTAGTAAGTCTATCCAGGGACAAATAGATAATGAAACCCAGCATCGACTATCTGTTTGGAAATCTAATAATAATAAAACACAATATGCTAATTATGCAAGAAGCGGTGCGAGTGCGGGAGAGTGGTTTGGATCTACTTATAAAGACAACTTTGAAATGTTATCTAAAATAAATGATTATGATTGGTTAGAATCAGAATACTACGGGCATACCCAAGCCTACCCTCCGGAAAATCTTTAATTAAGATTATTCATTAGCGGAAAGACTTCCGCAATAACCTTTGCACATGCAATAGCAACTTCTTGATGTTCTTTTTGTGTGCCATTTGCACTACGTAATTCAATAAAATGAATCCAACTACGCAATGTGCCGTTCATATAAATCCTACTTTCGATTAACCCTTCTGGCAATACAGCACGAGCTTGTTCCTTTGCTATGCCATTAGCAATAGCCCATTCGTATTCTCGTTTTGCGGCATAGATAACTCGTTGTTGAGCGCGAAACCATTCGTTTTGCAATAGCGTATCTTCTGTTTCTACACTGTTTTGTCGATTTGTGGTGTCTTGGAGTCTAGCTTCTCGGGTAACAAAGTTAAGATCCTTTGTAGGGTCAGCATATCTTTGACTGAACTCTTGGAAACTAAAACTTCTGTGTCGTAAGATTTGCCTTGCAATATCTCGTGTTGTCGTAATCTCCAAGCAAGCTGAGACCATTTCAAGAGGACTCCAGTGTTGATGTCTAATGAGATACTTGATAAGTTTTTCTGAAGTATCGGTGTTGAGCTGGTTACTTGGGTTTGATACTCGGGCACAGTAGGCAATGAGCTCTTGCGCATCTGCAATTCCGAGTTCTGCAAATTCCTTGGTAGGTTGTGAATAGGATAAGAGCTTAACATTCATTATTTATAACTTCTTTTTCTTAAGGAATTTTTGTGTACTACGAACAATATCTTTTTTAACACGATTGGTATCTAATTTAAAATCGATATTATCTATAGTTGCTTCGTAATTTTTAACAAGTTCTGCTAAGTTTTTTTCAAAGGCAGACCATCCGTCTCTTTTAGTCTGTTGTGTTATTTTTATTTCCCAAGTTTTACCGTCTTTAAAATTAACCAATACTGTATGTAAGTACCCAAGTGGTACCACATTGAGTCTTACATCTTCGAATACTTCTGGCCAATCCTTTATAACATCCTTGGGAAGATATCTTCCCGTTCGTGTCATTTTACCGTCTTTTTCTTGGTCGGAGCCAAATCCTCTGCTTTGCGACGCATTTCTGCGGCTTCTTTGCTCAATTTGTCTGCTTGACTACGATAAAACTTAGCTTCGTCTTCTGGACTATTAAATGATGTAGGTTGTACAACTTCAGATACCTTGCCAACTTTCATGTCCGATGGCGGATTTTTTTCCGCGTCTTCAAGGCTTCGAGCTTCAGTTTTTTCTGGAGTGTTTGATTTGAGTGAAAGATCGTCTACCGCCACACCGCGCTGTTCTGCAATAATTTGATTCAACTCGGAAAGCAAAATTCCAAAACCTGGAGTAGGAGTCATTTCAATTTCACCAGTACTAGCTTTAATCAATCGACCCGATGCGTGTAATGAAGGCAACATCCTGCTACCGTCTGGGAACTGGGTGCGATCTAGTACTTCAGCAAATTCATAACTATCTTGACCAGAACCACTTTCTACTAAATTGATGATTGCATCGTGATAGATATCTGGTAAATTTTCTGTTGGAATAATTAGGCAATGATGTGCATCACCCGGCAGTGTGCGATATGCTACTAAACATTTTTTGTTAGTGGCTTTAACACGGCCTACATGTTTAAGTTCGGCCATATTAAGCTCCTGCTACAGCAGAAGCGGCAGCATCAGATGCTGTTGGTTGTTGTGCTGGTTGTTGTGCTGGTTGTTGTGCTGGTTGTTGTGCGGCAACTGTTTCTAAAAATGTTGCTAATTTAGTATAAGTTTGACCTACTGCAACCATTTCAGTTGGTTTAAATGCCCCGCGCGAACTGGCAATGTCGATGATAACTTTCAAAGATTGTAAGTCGTTGATTGTTAGATCTGCGGATTGTGCGCCGTTAGGTGCAGGTTGTTGTGCTTGATCAGCCATTTGTGTCTCCTTAAAGTACGTATATAATTATCTACTTTGTAGGAAAGGGCAAGCAATCGTGAAAAAACTTAGTTCTTTTTCACTTTCAAATCCAATACGTGTTGTATATACGATTGTATTTGTATTATCTAATGCAAGTCCTTGTCCTACATAATACCTATTATTTAGATTCTTTCGTATCCATCCATCGATAGATTTGATTATAGTAGGGCTGTATTTGTCTAGAGTAGTATACTTGAAATGAGGACAGGCAAACTCAACCCTCCTCAAACCAAAGTAATTTAGAGCGTTAGGTTTACCGTTTTTAAGACTCATGCTGTTTCTTTAACTTCTTCGTAATAAGCGTACTCGCCGAACGGAGGAACAATGGTATTGTTGCCGTGAATAATGAATACTGTATCACAGTAATTTTCATCACCCCAGCTACTCCAAGGATATCCGTCAGTGAACATGATAAACTTCTTAGGTTGAATGTCATGTTCCTTCATGTATTCCCAATTAGCATCAAACTCAGTTCCGCCACCACCCATCGGTTCGTAGTTATCAAACTCGTCAAGGTTGTAACCATCGAAGTCTGCTTCGTTATAGACTTTAGTATCAAAGCACCATACTTTAATTTTAAAGTCTTTGTATTCTTCCATGATACCTTTGATTTCGCTTAAGAAGTCCTTAGCTTGCTCGTCGCCGATCGAACCAGACATGTCAATACTTACACAGATATCAATTGTTTCTTGAAATTGTGTACCTGGCAAAATAGCATTCATGTGCCAGCCTTTACGGTTGGGACGCATAAACGAATAGTCGTTCTTAATAGTGCTTTGAATTTGTTGACGCAAAATTTCACGCCAATTCATTTTAGGCTCTGTAAGTTCCTTAATCATTCGTTGAACGCTAGCTGGAGTATTTCCTGCACCCGCAGCCTGTGCGGCTTGCATAGTAGCTTCACGGATCTCGTCACGAATTTGTTTTAGTTCTTCTTTGCTGTACTTAGGCTGTCCGTCTTTACCGTTCTCGCCCCAATCAATATGGTCGTCCAACAACTGTCCGAGAGCACTAAGTTCTTCCTCATCGTGTTCTTCAAAAATTTTGTCGTAAACTTCCTCTGCGCCCATACCGTAGTACTTGGCATCATGGAAAATAGTAATACCATCGATTTTATGTTCACCGATGCGGTCACGAACCAATTGTCCGTTTACACAGTAGTCGGCGGCAATATTAAAAATACGTGGGTTGCGACCTTCACGACGCCCCATGTGATCAAATACATTATGTAGGATTTCGTGTGCAATAACAAACTCTACTTGCTTAACACTAAGTGGTTCAAAAAACTTGCGATTGAAATAAATGGTTCGGCCGTCTGTTGCGGCAGTGCCCATCCATTCAGAACCTTCTTCGATTTTCAATCGTGTAGCTAGATTGCCAAAAAATGGATGGCGAAGTAGTAGACCCACACGGGCTACAATAATTTTATCGATAATTGGATCTGTATGTGACATTCCTGCTCCTTAACTGTTACTATGTATATAGTATAACACCTCCCGAAGGAGGTGTCAAATAGTACTAAACCGAATTATTTTTCGGTAGCTTGTGCAATATATTTGCCAAACTTAGCATGGAAGTCATCAAAGCATTTGATCTCATCTGGATCCAACGGCAACTTGTAAGTACTCAATGCCAATTTAGTACCCATGATAACCAATTCTGTTTCAAAATTGTCCATGATAAATTGGAAGAAGTTGTTAACTTGATCGTTCCAGTTTTTGGCATTTTTATCGCAAGAATCTTTCAATTCGTAGCACAAGGACACAGTCAGAGAATACATAGCACTAATTTCTTTAGTGTCCATCTTCTTAACTTTACCGCTCAAAATGTCCGAAGGATTAGGCATTTTGCTGGCGTGTTTACGATGAGCCATAAATTTGATAGCAAGACCTTCTCCCACAGAACCAGATACCAAGTCTGTCAATGTGTCTGCATCTGTATCGTCATCATGCAACAATTCAGAAACAAATGACCAGCTACGTGGAGTAGCAAACGCACGTGAGCTAGATTTAGGATCAAAGTCGTAAAGATCCTTTTTAGAGAAGCTCAAAAAACCTACAACATCTTTGTGTACTTGATTTTCAACAGCCCACTCGAAATAGTCATCCCAGTTAACTTGCATTTCCAAGTGAACAAAACGGTTAGCCAACGGAGCAGGCATACGGAATGTAACACCTTTATCTGTTTCACGGTTACCAGCCGCAACAATTACAACATTGTCGGGCAATTCGTAAGTACCAACTTTACGGTTAAGAACCAATTGATAAGCCGCCGCCTGTACACTAGGTGCGGCAGAATTCATTTCATCCAAGAACAGGATAATTTGTTTATGATTTTTAGCAAATTCTTTGCTAGGCAACTCGCTTGGAGGAGCCCACCGCATTGTACCGTCGTTGGAGTCAAAGTACGGAATACCCTTAATATCTGTAGGTTCCCAAAGGCTCAAACGTACATCGATTACGTGAGCGTCAAGCTCGGTTCCGAGCTGTTTAATAATGTCTGACTTGCCAATTCCGGGAGGACCCCACAGGAAAATTGGACGTTTATTTTTAAAAGCCTTGCGCAAAGACTTTTTAGCACCGCTAGGGCCCACTGTACGGCTACTAATTTCTGGCATGTTATTTCCTATCTTAGTTTAAAAAATACGTTGTTGAATTAACTCTGTATGTATGTATTATAT